AATTAGAGGAAGCCAAGGAATGTGCTTTGATTGTAGCAAATGAGATAATTGAAGAATGTGATAAATTTTTTGAAGCAATTTCAAAAGATAGAAAGCAATTTTGGCAAAAAGTCAAAAAAGAATTAATAGAATTGTAAGCCTATAAGCTGACAAATCAATTAATTAAGTAAGGTTTTAAACTGACAATTAACATACACTAAAAAATTTATTCAACTTTTTAAACAATTCAAAAATGAAAAAAATAATATTACTTTTGTTTATCGGTTCAATTTCAATGAGTTGTAACCGATGGGTTAATGTGAAGCTGACAAATGGGGCGATCCTAAAATGTTACAATGAATCGCACATTGATTTTCCGGAATTAACCCAGGTGTGCATTTATAACCGTGGTTACAATTGGTATGTTTGTTACGATGGGGAGATGAAAGACACGATTATTCAAAGAAAGTCCGGGCCTATAAAGCACCGGTTAGGTAAGGTTTCTAAATTATACTAAATGAAAAAGGTTATTATCATAACGATTTGTTTTGCATTGCTCACGCAGATCACGCACGCATCGGATGTATTTTTCAACATCTCCAGGCACACAACACTCGACTACTTTATAAGTTGGGTGTTTGCCTTTTCTTTGGAATCATCCATCTTGATTTTTACTTTGCTTGGAAAACGAAATACGGCTATCTTTTTTGGTCTTATTTCGTGGCTGATAAATTTGCTTTATTACTGGGTAGAAATTGGAATGACGCAGAAGTTTGTTGCGATGAATATCATTTCTTTGATCATACCGGTTACAATCTTTTTTTATTCTGAATTAATCAAAACTGACAAACGTAAAAATCTATTAAAATGAGAAAAATATTATTTGTGATTGCCATTGGATTTATTGCCTATGGGTATTATCAGATTCGGAAAGATGAGCCGAATAAAAAGGTTATTCGCATCACGCAAGTTGATACGATAGAAGTGTTTGAAAATAATTTTGATAGCATCTGGGAGGTTTACGGATGTAGATATTACGGGTATAAACAACAAGAAAAATGAAACTATACACGGAAGAACAAGTAAAGCAAGCTATTTCAAGTTTTAGTGCAACGTTTTTTGTTAGCACAGATGAATTGCTTGAAGAATTAAAATTAACACCCATCGAACTACCAAGTGAGGAAGAATTATCAAAAGAAGGTTTATTAATTTTTGAAAGTAAAGGGTACAATATTTACACACATTATAACCAAGTACCTATTTGGATAGAAGGTGCTAAATGGGTAATTAATCAAATTAAACAACAAGAAAAATGAATAAAGAATTTGTAAGCTACGAGCAAGCAGTAGCCTTAAAGGAATTAGGGTTTGGTGAACCATGTTTAGGAACTTATTATTATGCAGGTAAAAGATTAGATATAAGTGAATACATCAATCATGGAAAATATACAGTTCTTGCACCACTAAAGCAACAGGTTTTGCGGTGGTTTAGGGAGAAGTATGGGTTAATTGGTGAGATATTTAGTCAATTAAGACCTTCAAATAAGTTTATGTATGCATTTAAAATAGGTGGCTCGGATATTATATTTGATGGTTTTGATACCTACGAAGAAGCAGAGAATAATGCAATTGATAAATTAATTGAATTAGCAAAACAACAAGACAATGGACAAAATTAAAATAGGAAATTACTGGATTTTAGGTAATGAAATAAACGGAATTACTTTGTTTCCTTTTGTATTCCTACGCAAATCGTATGTGAATATGTTGGCTTCGTGGAATTTAGATTCATTAATCAATCACGAATCTATCCATCTTAAACAACAAGCGGAACTTGGTATTGTATTCTTTTACGTTTGGTATTTCTTGGAGTTTTGTATTAGGGTGGTTCTTATTGGCAACACAGATGCAGCTTATCGAAAAATTTGTTTTGAAAGAGAAGCATACGAGAACGAGAAGGATTTGGAATATTTATCCAAGAGAAAATTTTGGGCTTTTTTAAAATACATTTGATGAAACAAGACGAGCATAAACTCCAGGTCGGGATTTGCAAATGGTTAGATTTTACTCAAGACTTTTACTATTTTGCCATTCCTATGGGTGGCCTACGTCATAGGCTTGTTGCTATCAAATTAAAAATGGAAGGAGCAAAGGCTGGAGTTGCTGATATGTTTTGGATGGTGTCAAATGATAATTGGAAAGGGCTCTTTGTAGAGGTTAAAATAGACAAGGGAAAGCAATCACCAAGCCAAAAGGATTTTGAGGCCGTAGCGATGAAGCATGGGTACTATTACGCTGTTGTGAGAAGTATTGATGACTGCATTACTTTAATTAATCGGTTCCGTAAAAATGAAATCTAATTATCTCGATGCGATTCGGTGGATTGATGACCAGTTAACTAAGCCGACACGAGAAATTAAAGTAGGATGCGAAAATATTCACGATCTTAATTTCAGTTTGAAGCTGAATCGAAATCATATTTTGGAGAACTTGGGGCAGTTGTCTTATTCAGCATTTGGACGGACTAAAAAAATAAAGGATTTCTTGCAATTATCAAAATAAAAATGTAAACTTTGTCAATGAGTAATCAGGTAGATCATCCGGAACATTATCAAGCAAATGGAATTGAGGCCATTGAAGTAATTGAAGGATTTAATTTGAATTTTAATTTAGGGAATGCGATTAAATATATTTTGAGGGCAGATAAAAAAGGAAATAAAAAGCAAGATTTGGAGAAGGCCCAGTGGTATTTAAAAAGGGAGATAGAAAAGTTTAAAGGATGATGAATAGTGATAAAGATTGATCATCTTATTGATAAGCATAAACATTGGATTCCAAGAAGCATACATAAAAATCATTCAGACAAACAAAGATGTAAATTTCGCTTATTTTTATTTCACTTTGCGGTCATTAACGATGAACCTTCACAATAAAAAGGTCATCAAGATAGAAATAACAAAAGACATTGAATATTTATTGACCGATTCCATTGAGGAAGACATAGTACTTGAATTGGCCCAACCATTTATAGACTACATTCAAACTTGGGAAGATTACGAAAGAATGCTCTTTATGGTTTATGTTAACAAAGGGGTTTCAATGCGAAAAATGGCGAGGGAATCCGGAATAAGTTTTACAAGCATTTACAATACAATAAGAAACTGCAAATTAAAATTAATACAATGGCAAAAAGAAATGCAAAAGGATTAGGCGATACAATCGAGCAATTCACAGAAGCAACCGGTATCAAAGCCGGAGTTGAAAAATTAGCGGAGGCAATCGGTTGGGATTGCGGATGCGACAAAAGAAAAGAAGCATTGAATCAAATGTTTCCGTACAAGAAAATCAATTGTTTAAATGAAGAAGATTACGAATACCTTAATTATTGGTTTAGCGTTGATCGCCATCAGGTTTCAATCTTGGAGCAAACGAAACTTAGAGAAATTTATTTCAATGTTTTTGAGGAACGATTAGAGCAAACGAGTTGCGATTCTTGCTGGAGGGATTACATTAGTCGGATTAGAAAAGTTTACATTGAGTATAAAAATAATCAAGATGCCAATATTTAAATGCGAAAATCAAAAATGGCGAATTGGAAACGGAGATTGTATTTATGAAACGAAAGAAAAAGTAACCGAAGTTTATCAAGCCATTATCTCCCAAGGTAAGTATGCAGCGGAGGCTAATAAAGTTTCTTTTGACTTTGATGACACGTTATCAACCAAGAGAGGGCAAACATTAGCCAAGCGATTAATAACGCAAGGGAAGGATGTTTTAATCGTTACACGAAGGCAAGAATCAGCATCGGCAGAAGTTTACAAAGTTGCAGATGAATTAGGCATTAGTCATTCAAAGGTTCATTTCACTAATGGAAAGATGAAATGGGAAACCATTAAAAGATTGGGAATTGATATTCACTATGATAATAATCAAGATGAAATCGATTTGATTGATAAAAACACGGATGCGGTAGGGATTAAGTTCTAAAAATTAATTGGTTAATTTGGATTAATATGGACAAGAGAAAAAATAATGGAGGTCATAGTACGAAACCAGTAAGGGAAACCGATTTGCGTTTGGCTTCAAAGACTGATTTACAAGCCATTCACGAAAAATTAGAGCCATTTACCGAGGAAGCAATTAAACAACACGCACAAGCCATAAAAATGGGCGAAAAATGGGCCATTGAATTGTTTTATAAGTACCGGTATGGTATGCCAAAGCAAGTCATCGACCAAAATACAACGCATACAATCAACGATTTTGATATAAAAGACATCGTTAAATTCGAGTGATTAAGCTCAATAAAAAGTATATTCCGTTATTTGAAAGTGATTCCCGATATTATGTCATTACTGGAGGAAGGGGAAGTGGAAAATCGTATGCGTTAAACTCTTTTCTTTTGCTTCTTACCTACGAAGTTGGGCATACAATACTATTTACTAGGTATACACTTACATCGGCCCACATATCAATCATTCCCGAATTTACAGACAAGATTGAAACGGCTGGACTTTCAGAAGATTTCTACATAACAAAGGATGAAATTATTAACACCACCACAA